CTAAACCTGCTTCTGCGATTGGTTGACAGATCGTGGATAGTCTGGTAAGATATGGTAGTAATCCTCCCATTTTTTATGGAAGAAACTTTTATAGCGGGAAAAGTTAAGACTCTTTTCAAACTTGATGAACCTGATAAGATTTTAATACAGTATGAAGATAGAGTTACTGCTGGTAATGGCAAGAAAGAATTATGGGTAGAAGGTAAAGGTGCGGTCTGTTGTGAGATTTCTAAGATTCTTTTTGAAAAGATAGCAGAGGTAGGAATTCCCAATCACTATCTTGGTATGCCCACTCATAAAGCGATGGCATGTAAGGAAGTAGAAATCATACCAATAGAAGTAGTTGTAAGAAATATTGCTACTGGTTCTATTGTTAGACAGACAACGATTGAAGAAGGTACTGAGTTTGATTGGCCATTAGTTGAATACTTTCTAAAGGATGATGCTAAGGATGATCCATTACTTACACAAGATCGTATCATAAAGATGGGACACAATATGGAAGTGGTGGGTGAGATGGAGATTATGGCACGAGAAGTTAATAGTATATTACAGGATGTCTTTGAAGGCATAGGCCTTACACTTGTTGATTTTAAATTGGAGTTTGGATTTGATGTCAACAAAAATTTACTCCTTGCTGATGAACTATCACCTGACGGGATGCGACTCTGGAAAGACGGACAAAGTTTTGACAAAGACTTGTTCCGAGAGGAGAAAGGTGATATAATAAGAGCATACAAATACATATTACAACAGCTAAAATCTTAATGGATATTAAAATTTATACTTCTCCAGGATGTTTTTATTGTGATCAAGCGAAGGAACTCTGCAAGAGAGCGGGGGTGGAATATAAATCCTATGAAATTGGTACTGATTTAACTAGGTCTGAATTTCTTGAGTTATATCCAGGAGTAATGTCATCACCACATGTTATAATAGATGGTGAACCTATTGGCACTTTAGTTGACACAGCAAAATACTTTTTAAAAGAAGGATTGATTAATGCCAGAAAAGACTAAAGAACTGTCTATAAATAAAGGCATAGAGCTCATGCTTAGGAGGCCTAAGAAAGATCAGGAACCTATCCCTATGAAGGGATTTGGAATTAACAATACTTTCTCCTTCTTTAAACGAGAGTTCTATATCAACTTTGATGTACGGTGGGAGAAGCAATAGCAAATCACTATACGGAGTTGAACATGGCAGACACAACCCTTTTATTCTTTTCAGCGACAACATCATTTATCTTTTTATGTGTCGGTATAGTAGCAGGTTGGACGGCAAAGGACTTCGTACATGATTACTTCTGGTCACGTGACGAAGCACAAATGTTCCACCCTGAAATGTATGATGAAAATGGATACATGTTGAATGAGGAACTCTTAACTGTAAAATTTATTAATACTGAGGATGATAACGATGAAACTCTTGATGCATGAGGTACTACAAAAGGTATCAAACGCAAAGACTAAAAAGGAAAAGATTAATTTGCTTGGAAGGTTTAATACTCCAGCACTAAGAATGCTTTTCATTATTAACTTTGATGAATCTGTGGTAAGTTTGTTACCACCAGGTGATGTACCTTATAAACCAAGTGACGCACCTGATGGTACAGAACATACACTGTTAGAGAAAGAAGCAAGGTTGCTTCACCATTTCTTTAAAGGTGGATCAAATGTTTCTCAGAATAAGAGAGAACAAATGTTTATTCAGATGTTAGAAGGACTTAGTGCTGGTGAAGCAGAGGTTCTATGTCTCGCAAAGGATAAGAAGATTGGTAAGCGTTGGAAGATCACTAAGGCCTGTGTAACAGAAGCATTTCCTTCTATTGAATGGGGTGGTCGTTCATGAATATAATTCATGAGAAGTGTGACCCTAAGTTAGCAGAGGATAGGAAACTACCTTACACTGCTTACCTTGTTCAGTATGAGATAGAAGGTAAGGTAGAACATGATATTGCTATGGGTAGTAGTCAAGTAGAAATATTTGACCATTACTATGATAAGTATAAGAAAGGTTTAAAATGGTTGAGACAATCAGGTGGTACAGTAAGACCTAACTTGTGGAATGTTCAGGCACCTAAGAGAAAGAAGAAGAAGAGACCATCAGCACAACCACCAGAAGCACAAGCAGAAGGTTAAGATATATTAAAAGTGTATCGGATTACACACAATTACATTGCTAAATAGTGATACCTGTGTTAGTATTAGCACATACGTTCAACCCCATTGAGGGGTCGCAAGTAAGTCGCGGAACGGAGTTCGTTCATCCTATGTTTTTTACATTACCGCTGTTGCTGTTTGCACAAGCACCTTTACTTAATTGTGAAGAGTATGATTGGATCACTGGCAGTTTAAGTAGGTCAACTACTATGAGTGTTAGTACTCAAGCAGATATTAGATCTGTTATTATGGAGCAAACAGATCCAGTATGTTTTAAACGAGAGGACGCAAACGACTAAAGGAACGGGCCTTAAAATCCAATTACTTTAGGAGAAAATCCAATGGCACAAGTCACTTACCGTGGTATCACTTATGATACTGAGCATCGTCCAAATCAGGCGAAGCGTAGAGTAGAGCACGAAGAAACTTACCGTGGAGTAAAGTTCTTAGTGGACTCTGAAGGACACAAACGTGTTCTGTCAGTTGCATAATCAAATTTAATATTTGATTCTTATAAATCCAGGAAAAATTTTTCCTGGATTTTTTTGTGTTGGAAGTCGCATAAATACTTAGTTATATGTAAAGACTATTGAATGGAAGAGAGTCAGAGAAAGGATACGAGGAAGACTGCGAAGAGAATAATCAAGCTTGCCAAAAAGCATCCAGAGTGGTATACTAGAGAAGAGGTAAAGTACGCTAAATTTATTCGTAAGAGATTGAAAAAGAATGCAACAAGTGAAACTGATAACAGTCACTCCCAAAGCGGAGGAGACGATGGGTTACGTGGCGAGAGTCAGCAACCCGAACAACCAAGACAATCCAAACGTAGCAGGATTGCTAGGGTATTGCATAAAGCATGGTCATTGGTCCGTTTTTGAACAGGCTCATATGACTGTGGAGATTAATACTACTAGAGGGTTGGCAGCACAGATACTAAGGCATAGGTCTTTCACATACCAGGAATTTTCACAGAGGTATGCTGATAGTAGTTTGTTGGATGATATTATACCTCTTCCTGAATTGAGAAGGCAAGACACAAAGAATCGTCAGAATTCTACTGATGATTTGGATCCTAAACTTAGGAAAGATTATGAAGAAGGGATCCAAAAGCATTTTGAGAATGCCATGTGGTTGTACAAAGATATGTTATCCAATGGTGTTGCTAAGGAGTGTGCTAGATTTGTGCTGCCACTCGCTACTCCTACCCGTCTATACATGACAGGTAGTGTTCGGTCGTGGGTACACTACATAGACTTACGTTCTGCACATGGAACTCAGAAAGAACACATGGTAATTGCTGAGGAGTGTAGAGATATATTCAAACAACAGTTTCCTATAGTATCAGAAGCATTGGGGTGGAATTAATGCCAACATATCCAGTAAAACATACAGAGACAGGAGAGACTCAAGAACTCTCTATGACTATGAAAGATTATGATCAATGGCGTAAGGATAATCCTGAATGGGATAGAGATTGGTCGCAAGGTTGTGCTAGTCAAGGAGAAGTGGGAGACTGGCGTGATAAAATGAACAAGACACATCCAGGTTGGGGTGACATCATGAGGAACAAAGTTTACCAAATTCCTGGTGCAGCAAATGATGGGTATAAGTTTTAGTTATGGCAGTTAAGAAGAAGACACCAGCACCCTCAAGCATGTCTAAGAAGATGTTGAAGAGGAAGAAGCCTATTAATAGTACTTACTTCCTTGATGTTAATCCTATTACAGATAACCAACAAATATTCTTTGATGAGTGGAGTAAGCAACAGAATCTCTTTGCTTTTGGTGCAGCAGGTACAGGTAAGACATTCATTGCAATGTACCTAGCATTGAAGGATATTATGGATGAGGAGACACCATACGATAAGGTTTATATTGTAAGGTCACTCGTATCTACACGTGAGATTGGGTTCTTACCTGGTACTCATGAGGATAAGGCAGAACTATATCAGATACCATACAAGAATATGGTGAAGCATATGTTTCATATGCCAGATCAAATGAGTTTTGAGATGTTATATGAAAACCTTAAGAGTCAAGAGACTATTTCTTTCTGGTCTACATCATTCCTTCGTGGTACTACTCTTGATGATGCTATTATTATCGTTGATGAGTGTCAGAATCTTAACTTCCATGAGCTTGACTCTATCATGACTCGTGTGGGTCAGGACAGTAAGATAGTATTCTGTGGTGATGTAAATCAATCAGATCTACAGAGAACTAATGAGCGTAATGGTATCCTAGATTTCCAACGCATCCTTCAAGGTATGGAGGAGTTTTCTGAGGTAGAATTTGGTGTGAATGATATTGTTCGTTCGGGACTTGTCAAGTCATACATCATTGCTAAGATGGCGTTAGGATTATAATGTTTATACATCGTGATGATATAAAACCAGTTGAGATGACTGCTAAGATGGTGGAGGGTAAGAGACTTTACTCTACACCTAATGATAACTTCTATCCTTCTATCACCACTGTTATTAGTAACAATGCTAAGAAGCAAGAAGGTCTTGCTAAGTGGAGGAAGAGAGTTGGTTGGGACAAAGCACAAGCTATTTCAACACGTTCTGCTTCACGTGGTACTACCTTTCATAGTATTACTGAAGACTATTTAAATAACTGTTTGGATATAGATGAGTACAAGGAGACTCCACTACCTGTAGTCATGTTTAATCAGAGTAAAAAAGTACTTGATCGTATCAGTAATATATACTTACAAGAGGCAGCATTATACTCAGACAACCTTGAAGTCGCTGGTCGTGTTGATTGCATCGCTGAGTTTGATGGAGTACTATCCATCATAGACTTCAAAACATCTGCTGCACCAAAGAGAGAACTATATCTGTACGATTATTTTGTTCAAGAAACAGCATACGCTTGTTGTTTACAAGAACTCTACGGTATAACCGTCAAACAACTTGTAACTATTGTTGCATGTGAAAATGGTGAGACCCAAGTCGTAACTAAACCACCCAAGAAAGAGTATTTGTTACAACTTATTAATTACATAGACGAGTACCGAACACGTTATGGAAAAGAAGAACTTATTGGAAGATAAATTTATGACAAGCGCAAAGTTCTCTCAAGAAGTTGAGAAGATTGCTGTGACAAATGAAGATATGAACTACATAGATTCAGTTCTTCATCTTTGTGAACAGAATGAGATAGAGGTTGAGTCAGTATCTAAACTGATATCAAAACCTTTAAAGGAGAAATTAAAACATGAAGCACAACAATTAAACTTCATGAAA